TGCTACCTCTGTAGGGTAGATGGTTGAACCAGTAAAGACGTTGGTGTATGACATTAGGCTTCAGTCCTAACAGAGTCACGATCAAGTATTTTCTTGAGGTCTTCAGTATTCAATGCGTTGGCTGCAGATTGATAGAAGTTTTGCCATGTAGTTATGCGATCATCGTTTTTGAGGAACGGCGTTGCTTCTAACAATGAAGCAAATAACAGCAAGTTGGGTGCGTAATCTGTCAACCAGTTTGTTTGCTGTGTGTCGTCCAATAGCACGGGCAATTCGTAATACAAAACTTCGAGATCGTAATTGTCGTTCGGTGTTGGCACCAACAACCAGTGAGAGTAATCGTAGTCTGCGTAGAATTGAGGCTGACCTGTCTGTGTATCGTCTGGCCAGTAGCTTCTACAGTACTCATAAGATCGAGTATAAACAGGCGTGACTGTGTTGCCGTCTTTGGTTGTCATGCTGATAGTTTCACGCCAGCGGTTTGGTTTAGCGTAGGTGCTAACCCCTGTGGACAGTGATGTTGTTACTGCAACGATGAAACCTTGGATTTTTAAATCACGGGCAATACGGCGTTCAGCCATATTGATAAGACGAGGCAGCTGCTCGTAAACGTACGGATCGTCTGCTAGCGTGAATCCACGCTCTAAGTATCTACGCAAGTCAACTTGGAGACTCGCAAAAGTCATTGCATAAGCCATGTAAAATCCTCTTGGTTACATGACTACTGATACAGCAGTCCAATTTTTAATAATTATGCCTTAAAAACAGGCAAATGGAAACATCTATTTACTCTTTACGGAATAGTGCAGCTTCATCTTTGCGACGGTTGTCCAAGCCTTTTAGCACTTTGCCACCGCCTTTATTATATTTGAGCAAGCGTTGTATAGCCGTAATTTTATCCCCACGCAAAAGCGCCTGACGGACTGGTGACCGCTGTAGTGAGCCAAGACCAAGGTTAAAGCTAAAACTGACCATAGAATCAAATTCATTCTGTGAAAGTTTGATAGGTAAATAACGTCCAACCCCTCTTTCAAATCGTACGACATCCTTAGCCAATAATGAGTCAACTTCTTCCTCGCTCCATCTACGGTTATCTTCAGGTTTTAAGGGGTATGCTTTTCGCGCAACCATGCCTTCTAAACTTGCTGGTATTTTGGCTTGCTCAGAATATAAAACATGACCAACACCAACTGTCCAAAGTCCTGCTGGACATTTATATGGCTTATATCTAACACCTTCGTGGTGCTTGAGCAGTTTAATTAATTCTTTACTTACCTTCACGATGCTTTTCCCATTGGCGAGAACCAAAGTAGAAGCCAATTATGCTAGACACTATAGCCATTTCGTCGTCAGAGAATACCAAGTTCATGGCCGTGCTAAAATCTACCCCTGTTTTAACAGCCCAAACAAAACCTGCTACATCAATAAAAACCAGCAATCCAACAAATGTGAATGCAATGTATGGACGCACTCTACCGTTTAGATCAACAACGGACTGCGATGCCTTGTCCATAATTTTCATGTCATGCGAATAAAGTGCTTCACGCTCTTGTGCATAAGTCTGCACTTCAATCTCGTCTAATTTTATGGCTTCAATTTTCTCTTGTGATGCAAAACCAGCTGCAGCCATTGCTGCTTCACGTTCTGTCTGCAAACGAGCCATAGCCATTTCATGCTTTTGATCGCCTTTTTGCTGAAAGAAACTCAATAAACTTGGTAAGGCTGATGAGCCTATGCCTAATAAACCTGATATTATAGATAACATAATTAATTCCCCAGTGGATTTGATGTTGCACGTTTAAGTGCTTTAAGTTGCGACTCTATACCTTCACGCGTAGCTTTCATTTCCTCACGCACCCCAAGCAATGAAGCTGATGTCTCACGCACATTGCCGTTGGTAATTGCTTTAGCTTCATTTGCAGTGCCAATAGCATTGGACACTTTCTCTTGCATGGACACTAGCTGATTAGATGTAGTCACCATAGAGTCTTTTACTACGTTTACTGAAGCTTGCTGTGCAGACAGTTGAACCTTTAACGCATTAACTTCTGCTCGTAACTCTGCATCGTCATAAGGCTTGGCTGCCTCAATCGCTTCAGTCGCCGCTATAACTCGGTTGTAAGTCGTTATGCCTACGTAGACTGTCCCACCTAGTGGCGCTAATATCCCAAAAACCACTACTAATAGCGTTTTCGCTGAGTAGTTCGAGTAGGATTCCTTGATTTCCTCTAAGCTCATACGGTAACTCCTGCTGGTATGCCAATGCGTCGTTCAATTGAATCTCTTGAATCTGCATCGGTTTGTTTAAAATTTCTAGGCTCAACACTATCCCGAACCCTGGAACCAATTCCTTGCCCTTTGGCGTCTGTGGTTGCGAGGTAGTCGGCGTAGCTCCTGCAGGCTGAGCAGGAACATTCATCGTTTGGGTTGGCGGAGTTGATTGCGCAGTTCCGCTCGTCGCTGCTGGAGCAGGAGGTGGCTCTGCTGCCACTTCTGTAGGAGGCTCTGGCGCAGGAGCAGGCGGCTCTGGAGCAGGAGGTGGAGGTGGTGCTATTGGACTTGCTGGATTCACAGGACTTGTCATGTTGGTCGGATTTGTTTGGCTCTTCTGGCAAGTGTTTTGAGTTTCTACCCATGGTCCTGCCACTGGCTGCCCGTAAGGATCTGGACAAGACAAAATTTGCTGCTGAGTTATAGATCCCACGAACCCATCTTGACATGCTACTTGCCTTTCTTCGACACTTGTGCGGCAGGTCGGCGGTGCCGCTTGGCACGACCTTGCGATTTCAAACCATCCTGAGTCGACTGGAGAGCCGTAGGGGTCGGGACAGTTTTGTTCTCTTTTAAACGTGACCGAGCCGATTTGGTTATTCCCACAGGTTTGCCTTTCTTCGGTAACGGCACTATAAGTGCAAGTTGGCTGCGGTGGCGGTGGCGGAGGTTGGCTACACTCCGGAATACCAGGATAAATTTGGCAAGCAAGCTGTTGGCAGGCTTGAATAGTAGTGCCTTGAGCAACGCCAAGACTCGAGTATACAGGACCATAATCAGCCCACTGACTTGCGTAACAATATGCTTGAACATAATTACTCCTTAGAAGAATCAGGCAGAGGAGTGATAAGGACAAAGTTTTTGCCATAAATCTCCTCAAACCAATCGGGGTGTAAATCATACCATGCCTTTCTTGCTGCATCACCAATAGCACCCCCGATAGGGCAGGGCGAACCGCTCATTTCCATAGCTACCCAGTTTTCATGCGTAGCTGCACAAGCAAGGGATACCGCCGCAACCTTCAAACCGCTGTCGCTTAGGAACTTAGCCCAGCGCAAACGAACACAGTTATTATCAGTCACCATGGTGCCGCCTGCTACAGAAAATACGCCCCCGTTAACAGCACCACTGACACCAATGCCGCAAACATCTTGACTGAAAGCTGACATCGAAGGAGCCATGGCAGAGGGGACAGGTTGACCTTTGTAGTTGATTGTTGTTTCATCTGCATGCGCCGCCGTTTGTGAAAGCAAGAAAATAATTATGAAACCAGCAACGCCAATCAATATATGCTCAAGACGTTTAAGCCTAGCATTTATTGTTTCGTACCTGAATGCGCATAAAGCCTCATGCGAATTAAGTCTAGCTGCGGTTTCATCAATCTCACTCATAACATTCATCCAAATAATGCAACTACTACAAAACCAACTACGCCACCTAGAGTAGTTGCTACCCAATCCCAAATGTCCGCTGTGTGCTTGTCAGGGTGCATGTAATCGTATATCTCTTTTAATGCAGCGATGATAGCTACTACTAAAATAGAGTACGCACCAATGAACGGTGTCAATACAGCAGCTATGATAAAGCCACAGATGAAGTGCATGAACTTATCCTCGGCTACCTTACCTACTAACCAAGTAGGATAGAGTTTACCTAGCAGAGCGTTTACTTTAGCTATTAGCTTTTCCATTATGCTGGCAATGACGCTTGATAAGCGGCTACAACTTCGTCTGTCCACGCTACATTAGCAATCGCTGCTACATTAGCAGGCACATCAGTTAAGTCTGATGCTGGTGGTAGGCTAGTGCGATGAAATGTTTGTGATAGTTGAACACTGTCTTCTAATATGCGAGTAGCTTCACGGTATAAAACTGTGCCGTTCTCTGTAACTGTGATTTGGTCTACTACTGTTACTTTTGTTAATGCCATTGTAAATCTCCTTTGTGTCCGACTACACTAATCTGGTGTAGTTAATTTTATACATAATATGTAAGTGTTCCTCTAACATCGCAACTGTTAGACCATAATTTTACATTGCTTATGCTTGTCCCTGCTACAGTAAGTGCATTTGTATATGCTAAAGCCCCACTAGATACATTAAGAAATAACGAAACAATAGAAGTGGTGCTATTTGTTAAATATCCAGTATTTCCTGCGCCAGCATTATCAAACGAGGCAGATGGTTCAAATGGTAATCCACCAATAGCATAGACTGTACTGCCATAAGTTCCCATTGCCGTTAAAGTCATAAGAAATTGACAAGTAACAAGATTACCAATTTTTGTATATTTACCTAGTTGAGCTGAATATGTTTGACCTGACCCACCACCACTAGATGTAGCTGTTGGTGTCCAAGTCCCTTCTTCATAATCATCTAATGTATTAGCATTCGTACTAGCACTCTGTGTAGCTGGGAATGTTATACCTGCACCTGAAGCTGATGGAGTAGCGTTACCTACCGCAATGGTAGTAGCTCCCTTGA